CGACGACGACGAACCTCGTTTAAGATTCCTGCTTTTTTAACCTTGCGCGTAAAACGACGAATCATGCGCTCAGGTGTATCGTTTACTTTTCTGCCTCTACGATTATTTTTAAGAGGCTTAACAATTAAATTAGATGCTCTGCTCATTTTATCATTCCTGCCCAGTTTTTACTTTTGCCACCAAATATCTTATTAATATCGACACCAGCATCTCTTGGGTCTATGCCCGAGAGAGGGTCGCCTTGTTTAGATTCGGTCGGTGCGCTTGTTGGAGTTGTCCCAGCGAAAAGATCTACACCATTATAGGAATCCGTTCCGATGGCGTCTAACATACGTTTTCTTGTTTCTTGTAGTTTCTGTTGGACAACGCGCTCTTCTTCCTCATAATCTCTTTGCGGAATAGGTGGCTGTTGTTTGGTTTCCACAATTGTTTGACCGCCGAGTCCTTGTGCAACCTCCGAAACAATATTAGATAAAATCCCTTCTTCAAAGATAACTTCTTTAATACACTCTTTGATAAGGGGCTTTAGAACCTGTCTTAGTTCTGATTTTTTCATTTTTTCCTCAATACATCGTTTAATGCTCTGTTAATTCGATCTGCTTTTGTAATAATATTTGGTTGTTTGCTTTCTTGCATCATAAACGCACCAGTAGTTGAAGGCTCAGACACAAAGTCAAAACAAATTAATTGAAAGTCATCTTCGACAATTGTCTGTCCATTTGCTTCATGAACAGATCCCATGCCACGCGAGGAGATGCCAAGCTTGACGCCCGACTCTACAAGAGAGCGAAGAATTTGCCCAGAGGGTGTGTTAAGAATCTGGACCTTACCCATTACAGCATCGCCATCCCACCAAACCTCAGTTACAAGATGGGCGGCGTTTGCGAGGTTGATAACTGCCGATTCGGGGTGATCAAGCTCGCCAAGTGCTCGTCTTTCTTTAACGAGCTTGCCATAGTTCTCTATTTCGCGCTCCAATATTGGGCGACTGTAAACACGGCGATTACCATTTAAATGATTTGCTCTCTGCATTACACCCGTGAGAAACATAGCGTTTTCCTCACGAACCATACGTTTTTCGTCTTCGGTTAATAAGTCATCGCATATGCCATTTGGGCATAGTTCATAATATTCTGTCAATAAATACTTGTTCATTTTCTATTCCAGTTGCAGGCGTTACCTGCGCGAGTTAGGAGCCTTTGCAACAACGCCTGACGGGTTGCAACATCCACTTATTTGTCCAATTGTCCACTGTTATCTCCTATTTGTATGCCATTGTCACAAAATATAACATTTAAGATATATGATGTTCCAGATGACAACCAACCTAATATCAAAAGATTGGCGAGATTATACTCGTATGTAAATAGTTCTGTGTAACCATTTATTCCAAACAAAAGAACACCGACCCAAAAGCCGGTACACATTGGACACGACAAAAGTTCGCCAAACCAGCCTTTAGTGGGGCGAACTTTATTAAAAATACTTCCGTAAACCAATATTTGCGTTAAGCCGTAGGCGGCTAACACAAAATATAAAAGCTCCATTTTAGCCTCTATTCATTATGCTCATGCCATATGGACCTCGTATCCAGCCTGGTCTGATTGATCCCTTTACCGCATCTTGTGGAACCTCTCCAAGTGGGGTGCTGTCACCATCGGTCGGCTCTGTAAGATAGTCATCGACTGCTCTTTCAAATTCTTCAATATGTTCGAAATATGGCTTCTCGTCAACAATAAATTTATTAATTCCATAAAGCGCTGCTTGGACCATATCGTAATCTTCGTTTATAAACATTTGCGCTTCCATCGAGCCATAAACATATCCGGCACGCACACTATCTGGCTCAATCAATCCCTCGTTTCTTAGTTTGAGAAAAAGACGATCCTGCGTATCATACACCTCTTCATTGTTAACGTGTTTTGCAAGAGCCAAAATCTTTTTGCTATCTGGGTAAATAACGATATCAACATCAGGATGATCTTCAACGACAAGCTGGTTTCCAAGTGTCTTGCGAACTTTTAACTTGATATCTTCTTTGATACCAAGTTTTTCCGGTTGTTTTGGAATTTTGACTGTGATGCTCATTATGCTGAAATCTCGTGAACTAAGTTCTGAATCTTAAGAACCTTTTCTACAAGGCTTTTATCAACAGGTTGGTTTTTAAATTCTTCAATCATTTCAATAACCGAAGCGGTTGACTCAACCATATTTTTGTCTGACTGGATTTCATTTGTTTTCAAAGCGCCTTTGAGTGCTGCGTGAAGTCTGCCAAGTTCTTCGTTGAGATAAATTTTCATATCTGTATCGCTGCTAAATGAAAGGATATAACAATTAAGCAACTCTTTTTGCTCGGACAAAAGACTGTCGGCATAAGCTTCGTTAAACTTACCAGAGAAAGTTTTAAAAACTATATTATCAATTGGCTTTAATTCTTTTGGTTTTTCGTCTACACTTTTAGAAGTTAGCGTCTCTAAAACATTTTGCTCCAAGAGCACACCTCTTTTAATTCCGACAGCCGAAGAGTCGGCACCGAAAAGCTGTGATACAGTTGCAATGCTTTTATAATTTGGAACAAAGTTATTATATACATCTGTTCCAACTTCTTTATTAATTCTCTTAATTACATGACTTTGTGCATTATAAATTTCTTCCGAATCCAATTCAGAATATGCCTCACGAATTTGATAAAGCAGTTTTTCTGCGGTGACTGGATCTAACTCGGAACTATTCAACAAAGCTTGATACAAGCCCAACTCTTTACCCAAAGCTTTATTCGGAGTAAAGGATTCCTTTAGAATATCTACAATCTTATTTTTTTGCTCTTTGTTCTTGGAAACAACAGCTTTTGTCATCTCTCTGATTAATGCTTCGTATAAAAATGCGGTATTTCTTTTTTTATTGTGTTTTGTTTTTTTCATTTTTGTCACCTAACTTGCTGTTATCTAACTCCGTAATTAGTTTCCTCATCTCTTGTTTCACCTCAAATAATTGTCTTTCTTCTAAATTGTCTGCTGGCTTTTCATCTTCTTCATATAATCCAGCTTTTCTAAACTCTCCCGAAAGACTTCCAAGATGCCCTAAAGACTCATATCCCTTGCCCCCTGGATAGGTGGTGCGGGCGGTTGCAATTTCCACTCCGCGTGACTTTGAGCGAGTGCGACGTTTATTGGGTCCGCTCTTACCCCTGCGCCTCTGATCATCTCGTTTGCCAGGGGCTGCTAGAAGTGTATCCTCTTCGGGTTCGGCTGTGGGCTCGTCTGCTGCTGTATCGGCGGCACCTTCATCGCCACCGAGAAGATCTTCCATGTCGTCACCGGCATCGCCGAGGTCTTCGGTTCCGCCGCCGAACTCACCTCCGCCAGCCTCTCCTTCAACAGCTTGTGCAACGCCTTCAAGCTCTGCATCGAGACGACGATCAAAAAACATTTCACGTTGATTGCGAATAAACTCTTCCTCGGAAAGATTAAAGATATGATCAGCGACCCAACGACGGGAGAAATATCCCTCTGTAGCAGAACCGGCAATATCAAATTTGGTCTTCCAGTGCTCAAGCTCTTGAAGCTCTGCGAGCTTGGATGGGTTGTTAAGAGACAGCTTAAAGCTAATCAGGTCTGCTCCTTTGTATCCAAGAGTATAAAGATGTATAATGCCAATCTTTTCCAACTCGGTAATGATGGAGCGCTGAAGTCTTTGAATTGTTCTTGCAAAGCGAATATCTTTTTGTGCAAGTGTTGTTTTGTCCTCGTCTGCTCCCTCCATATTAGTGAGGTAGGAAGCGGGCACTTTAAGTGCGGAGAATAGCTTGTCGCGAAGATATTTAACATCGTCAATATCGCCAGTGAACGCACCGCCCGGAAGGCTTTCAACGCGAGACGACACACCGCCACGAACAGGAATGAAGTAATCCTCTTCGGTGCTCATTGGATTGTATCTTAAATCAACACGACCAGTATCCGCATCAAGAACTTGGTTTCGCTTCATCTGCGTCATGACCTTTTGCATATATTGCTCCACATCATTGGGCGCAATATTGCCAACATCAATATAGAACACGCGGCGTTCTGGTGAGCGAACAACACGATAAGCCATCATAGCATCTTCCAAAAGAATTAATTGTCGGAAAATGCGGCGAGCCGACTCTAATACAGAGGTGCCATATGGGGCATATTTATCATTTCCAAGAATGCGGAAATGTGCCATTTGCCAGTTTTCAAAAGTTAAACCACCTGAGTTCCATTGGAACTGAACATATTTAGGATTACTTTTGTCTTCGCCCTCAAGGCGCTCAATTTCATGTGTTGGTAAGCCGACAATTGATTGCACACCCAATCGCTCATCAATATCAAGATATAAAAAGAAGTCGCCATACTTACACATCGTGCGACACCATCCAAAAAGATTAAATTCAATATTAAGAACGGTGTGATAAAGTTCACTAAGGACAGCCTTAATTTCTTCATTGGGGCATCGGATGGATAAAAGCGGTTGAAGGTCTGAGGATGTTGTCATCTCGTCTGCGTATATATCCAGGGCTGATGCAATCTCTGGTGTGTATTCCATTTGTTCAAAATCTTGATATCTTTCGGCACGAAGCTGGTTTGCCATAATTGCAGTGCTAAGTTGCTCGAAAGGATTGTAGGAAGACTTTTTAAAATTTAAACCAGCGGCAGATTGGAACTTAAATTTATCCAACTGAACGCGAGAAAGTTTGCGACTTGTTTGTGTTCTATAGTTTACCAACGGACCTGAAAGCAATCTTGTAAGTTGCTTAAAAAGTGCTGATTGATTATTCTTTGGATTTCTGTTATTCGCTGCCATATTTTATCCCTTATACAACCAACCAAACTGCTCCATGTTTTTTATAGCCTCGCGTTGTTGGTCTGCTGTTTTGTTTTGTGCTTTATAGCCTTCTTGCCCTTTTATTTGATTATTCATTTTTGTAGAGGTCATAAACATAGAGCTTGCAAATGCATCTCTATATTGCTGTTCTAATCTCCCTGCTTCAAACGCTGTGTCTCTTACCCAGCAAGCAATCGCAAGAGCCATTGTTAAGTCATCATTATAACTTCTCATTGCCTCGGGGCGACCATTATTCCAGATAAAAGTCTTGAACTCATTCAGAGTTCGCGAAGAATATATGGTAATTAGTTTATTTCTAATGAATTCCTCCATTTTTGCTATGATAAGTGGGCGTGTCTTAGAGGTAGTAGAAAAGCCAGCGATGGCATTGGACATGTGCTCGGCTTGAACTTGCTCCACATACTCATGTGTAGACTTGATAGAAAAGTATATATTATTATAACCCAGTTCTCGTAGTTTTGATAATACTGCGAAGCCAACTGAGTTATTTTCTACAACGATCATTCCGTTGTTGTATTCTTTTCCGATGCTGTTTAACATATCGGCATAAACATCGGGCGTTGGTTTACCTTGATATTCTGCCACAATCTCCATTGTCTCAAGTTTTATAATATGTAATGTGGAACTATCTTTTCCATCACCACGCGCAACATCGGCAGAGAGCAAGTAATTGCAACCATCAACTGCCTTTTCCCAAATCCACAAATTTCTATCAAAACCAGTTCTATATTGGGGCTCTTTGATTGTGCTCTCAATCCAGGTTAGGTCATCTGGGTGGATGACTGTCTCGCCAGACATATTAAAGTTGCACTCTAACTCTTGCGCGATTTGTCGCCGGGACATATTGCGTGTTTCTTTTTCAAACCATTCCATATTCCTGTCGGGATGAACCTCCCAAGGAAGAATTGTGGGAAAGAAATCGTTTTGCTCCTGCTCGGCATCAACATAGACTTGATGAAACCAGTTGCCGACACCATTGGGCGTGGACAGGGCGATGCAACGACCACCCGTTGATAGTGTGGGATACAGACCTGTCCATAGCTCATCAAGTCCCTCAACGTGAGCAGCCTCATCAATAACCAACAAAGAAAGCGCTTCCGAACGACCGGCGTCTCCCGATGTGGAAGATGCTTTGATCTCGGAGCCATTTGACAAAACAAACGATGCTCGGTTGTCAATATCAATGTTTGCAATTTGCAGCCAAGGAGGTAGGTTCTTGATAATGTGCTTAACCTTCTTTACGAGGTTTCCTGCCGTCTGAAACTTGGTTGCGATAACTAAAATGTTTTTGTTGCGATGAAATAACATCATCCACGCAACATAAGCAGCCGTTGTGGTGGAGATGCCCAACTGACGTGCCTTGAGGATCACGTTGAAACGATGATCGTTAAAGTCGTGTAATAATTGCTCCTGAAAGGGGTACAATTTAAATGGTATCAACCCTTCGAGGGGGTGGGCAATTCTTGCGTAATTATTAATAAAATAAACTGGGTCTTTGCCGCTCTTGAGTATTTCTTTTAATATTTGATTCTTTGTAAGTTCAAAGGACATTTAGCCATCGTTTATTGCTTGCCAAGAGAAATAAAATCTCTGATAGATTTATCCAATCGATCTTCTGATGGAAGCCCCACTTCCAGAACGCCATCGAGATTACCAACTTTATAATTTTTCTTCCCAGTGACGAAGACACGAACTTTGGAAGTGTTTTGCACAAGCACATCAACTTTGCCGTCTGCCGATAAAGAAAGAGAATCGCCAGTTATTTTTTTATATTCTTTCTTAAGAAAGCTTGCAACATTTTCGATCATCTCGTCAACATCGGCTTCAATATCACCTGCATAAACATCTTTTAACCTAATATCACTCTGATATGAGATTGTGAGAATTGGACCGCTCATACGAACATTGAAACCATCAACGACACGAGAGTCGATAATGGGATCCCCTTCCTCTCTTTTAAGTCCGATCTTTCTTGCCTCTCCATCAAGAGAGTATTTTTCGTCCTGTGATCCATCATAAGCATTTGCGGCTGCTTGTGAGATCCCCCTAACGATGTCTAAAACTGAAGCCATTATTTATTTTCTCCTTTGTTGGGACGCCATCCGGTCGCCCAACGTTCTTCTCTTCCTTCAATCCACTGAATATAGCATATGCGACA